AAACAAATTTAATTGCTGTGTAATTTGGTCAAGGCTTAACCAAGGCGTAGCAATATCACGATTAATCTGTTCAACTTTTTCGTAATTAAACGGGTTGCGTGTTGGCGCACCGTAATTACCATCAGACAATCCGATATTGTTAGCCATTATTAAACCCCGACTAAACGAACACCAGCAAACGGGTCACGAATGGTACTTGCAAGGCGTTTTTCTGCGTACAGGGTTATATACCCTGCCTGAGTTTGGTCAAACGCTTGTATGGTCATTTCCTCGGCATCTGCAATAGTTACAAAACGATTCCAATTAGCCAAATAAGCACAAATGTTACTAGCACCAACCAAAGGCATATATGGATTTGGAATTACTGGAAAACCAAACATAAATACAACAGCACCACCATCATTATCGCCAACTTCGGCAAATTGTTTAATATTTGCACCGCCCAAATTACGCAAATTGTGAATTGTTTGTGGGTGCATCATCCATGCGTTGCTTGGCATAGACCAATATTGCGCAGGAAAAAGCCTTGTCATATCCACAATGTCACCATAAGCAATAGCCGCACTCGCTTGTGGTGTGGTCACAATAGTATGAATACCATTTGTGATTGCTGTGCCGCTTGAACCGTAACTGGCTGTGGTTGCGTTTGATGAATAACTGTTTAAACCACGCAAACCGCTTGTTGCGCCTGTGCTTGTAGTTGAAGAACCTGATTGGTCGTTATTCAGAATCATAGATGCCGCCTCGACAGCTCCGAATTCCATCATTAAATCTTCAACTAGCGTTTCATTCAAATAATTAACATCTGATAAAACTGCTGTACGAACTGGCAATTGTGCCGTAATTACACGGGTTGGCATTTGCCAAAAACTTGTATCTACATTAGGACTTCCGCTATCAGGCGTGAAAGTGTATCCCCAAGGATTAGTAGAATTTGTTGCGTTACCCGTTTTAGCCACGAATTGAACGCTAGAAGTATTTGATGCCGTAATCTGTCTTGCCGCTTGACGCAATGGATTAGCAAAACGCAATGCCGCAAACGCATCATCAAAAAAGATTCGACCACCGACATTCAATCCCGAACCTGTAATGGCTGAAGCCTCTTTTAAATTGATAGTGACTTTATCGCCAGTTTCAATTGTGTGTTTAATGCCTGATAGGATTTTTTCGGTTATGGTCATAGTCTTTTTCCAAAAAACATTGAGAAAAAAAGCAGGGGCTTTTTACACCCCTGCTAATGGCAACATTAAGTTGATGTGCCTGTTGAACGATAACGCACACCAGCGTTAGGGTCACGCACAGATGTAGCCAAACGCTTTTCACCAAAGAACGTAATGAACCCAGGAAGCGTCTGGTCGTATCTACGCATAACCATGTTCAAGCGGTCAATGATAGTGTGGAAACGTGACCAATCAGCAAAGTACATTGGGTACAAACTGTTTGTGCCAGCAGAACCAGTTGTTGTTTGTGATGGCGTATCAAGATACTTGTTCATAACAACGTCAAAGCCTAACATTTGACCAATGATGCCATCGGGGTTCAATGATTCAACAGAGTTGAAAATTGGACGTCCGTTGGTATCTTGCAATCCACGAATTGCTTGAGCCAAAACTGGGTTAACCATGAACTTGGCATCGGTTGTCCAGTATTGTTGTGGCAATGCGTAAATCAAATTAATAACGTCTTTGTAAGTTACGTTATTTAGACCTACGGTATTGACGTTACTCGTCAACTGGTCATACGTTGCAAGACTGTGCAAACCTGTTGTAGAGCCTGTGCCTGATGTACCCAATGCAGGGGCAGATGTTGTGCCACCAGCATAAGTGCCATTAGCACCAGCGTATTGGTCAAGACCACGCAAACCATTAGTACCACCGTAAGGATTAGTACCTGATTGTGCCGCTTGATCATTGTTTTGAACCATTGACAATGCTTCTGATTGAGCGAACTCAACCAACATATCGTCAACTACGTTGGCTTCTAAACCATCAATGTCATCCAATGCGGCAGTACGAATTGGGAACTGTACGTTCAAATCTTGCAAAACTAATTGCCAAATTGAAGTATCTTCAGTTGTTGTCGAGCCGTTGTTTTGGATTGTGTAACCCCAAGCCGCACCAGCGTTTCCTGTTTTAACACGGAACTGATAAGAAGAACCATCAGTTGCCACAGTACGGGAAATGCCACGCATAGGATTAGCAAGACGCAACGCAACAAATACTGGGTCGTAACCTGTTCTACCACCCTGATTGTTACCGCCAGCAGTCAGCGCAGATGCTTCTTTTACGTAAGCATCGTATTGACCATCGTCTTCAAACATTTTCAATTCTTTTTCAACATTGCGACCACCTTTGTAGTAGGCGGCAATTTGCTCTTTTACCATACGGTTTACATCGCCACGAATTGTTTTTGCAGGCGAACGAATAATGGCTGGTGCTTGCACTTCTGAAAGTTTTGCTTCCAATGCAGACAATTTAGCCTCGACTTCTGCTTTAACAGTTTCAATTTCTGTTTTTGCAGTTTGTGTTACTTCTTCAATCTTGGCTACGTTAGCGGCTTCGATTGCGTCTAGTTTTTCAATGATTTCTTTTGACATATTACGCTTTCTTTAAACGTGTTGTTAGGATTTTGACCAACTCTCGTTCCTTTAAGGCTTCAAGCAAGTCATCTTGGGTCACATCCGCATCTGAATCACTCATAGCGTCCGTTTTTTCAATTGGCATTGGCGTTGCATCCCGCTTTTCCAATACTTTTTTGAGAATGGATACGGAGGTGACCGCATCCTTTTTTAGCAAGCCAGCGTCCCGCAGAGCCTGTTCTAAAACTTTTAAATCGGCAGAGCCATCGGGTCGGAAAAACTCCAACTTTTGTACTTCAGCCATCGGGTTGTTTGGGTACATAACTACGCTCACTTCACGCAATCCACCCTTTGTAATTTGAAAATATGCTTCTTCAGATTCATCAGGCTCACCATCAGCGTTAACCATTTGGAAATCTTCAGCATAAGCACCAACAGAAACACCGCCAAACATATTGGGGCTTTCAGTCATAATTTGATAAAGGTCTGAACCTTGTGTTGTATTTGTATATAAACGTCCCGATGCGGTCATGCCTTCATCGTTAAACTCAAATTGCGTCCATTCTCCCACAGGCATATCGTCTGCGCTGTGATTCACAAACATTGGCAATGGTCTGCCCATAGATGAAAATTCTTTAGCCCAATCCATAAAGCCTTCGGGCTGATAATTAAATCTGCGACCGTCTGCGCCTTCTCTTGCACCCCATGTGGTAACACGGGCTTCAATCTTGCCTGTTGGTTCTTGTGCGCCCTGCGCTTCGACTACCAATTTGGCTTCGCATACCATCATCAAGTTTTTTGTCATGGATTACCTCATCGACTTTTGTTCGGTCAATGTCTTGTATTGTAATTGGCGGTCTGCCACGCTTGACATCTGCCTTTGGTTTAAATGATTGTAGCGATGCTACCACTTTTTTGAAAATTGGTGTCAATTTATTTTCCAATGTTCATTTTCTTGGTTTGATTCCCGCCACCGCCCCCTGTATCTTGTGGGCTTGACCCTGTTATTGGTTCTGCTTTTTGTGGGTCTTTTAATTCGTCTGCGCCAGCAATATTGCCTTTATTAAGATACTCCCGTGCCTCATTTTGGGTAAAAATACCAGCATTAACGCCAGCAACCACATAATTCATTTGGTCAAGTGGTGCGCCTTTCAGAAAATCTTGAGTATCAAACTTTACGCACAAACTGGGGTAACCTTTAAGCAATTGGGATTTTAATTTTTGTTCTACATTAACAATAACTGGATACATTGTGGATTTATAGAACTCATCCATCATTGTCTGCGTATTGTTATATTTTTGGTCACCCATGTGTAACATCGCAGGAGGTACGCCATACAAACCACAAATACGTTGCATTGTTTGTTTTTTTAGGTTGGCTAAGTCTGTATCCTGTAAAGTCAGCATTTTTACTGGCTCATACGTCATTCCTTGGTCAAGCAATATGGATTGTCCAGCCTTGCTTTTGTCTGTCTGTTGGCTACCAACCATACTAGACCATGCTTCTTTTAACCGTGCGGCAATTTCTTTAAATTTGCTGTCAGGAATAACTTGTTCTGTTTTAAATACACCGCTAGGCTTTGCACCGTTAAGCATTACATAATTAGCGTATAAATCTATGTCTTGGTCTAGCCCGACCAATTCAGTTGCAAGAATACCTTTGTTAAAACCAGCCGAACCCTGCCATGCCATGTCTTTACAGTGCATAACCATGTGCGCTGATAACGGCTCGTCTTTATTAAATCCGTAACTGGGTGTGCTCAATCTATAAGATGGATAACGTGCAGGATTAAGCGTAACAGCAATCAATGTGCTGTCCAAAACGTACATTTCTAATGGAGTTTGCGTAGCGTCTTCTTTATCTTTGCGCCACCACACGGTAAACGATTCTCCCAATAATTCGTGCCACATCATCCATTGATACCAAAATTCATATTGGCTTTGGAAGTTATTAGGGTTATTAATTAGGTTTAAAACTTGTTTTGCTTTTGCTTTATCCCGATTTCCAACCTCAGACGATTTTAAAGCATCAACATAAGTTCCATCATCCATTTCATACATTATTTTGATGGGCAATTGCGACATAGCCCGTGCTTTAACTCCTACGCACGACATAATTGTACTATTTCTTGATAAAGTCGAAACGTCTACGGGTCTACCAGCATTAGTTGTACTAGCGGTTGTAACATAAAGTATCTGTGTATTGACAGTATTACGCCTGTCATTACCTTGATAAAGAATATTATTACCAAGCGCAGTTTGACCAAAAAGCGTATTAGCTTCGTTTGAATTCTTACTTTTTCTTGTGAAAACGTCTAATATTCCCATGTTTCACCCCTAAAATGTTCTGAAACCAAAGCCACTCATTGCAGGATTGTCTAAAGAACAGTGCATAGCAATGATTAAAGCAATGATACCATCAACTTTGGCAGATGTGTCACTTTCGTTCTTTCTAACTTTAACATTTCCATTAACATCTTCATAAACTTCGCAGTTTCCTAGTTGCCAGCCCAAAAATGGATTGCCGTCATGTTTAATTTTAAATTCCATAATTAGCTTTTCTATATGCTTGGATGGACTGCTTAAAACTGACATTCCCTGACCAACTTTTTTAACTGGCAAGCCATTTTCATGCAAACTAGCTACCAAACTTGCCGCATTGTACGCATCATAGCCAATTTCCTTAATATCGTATTTTTGCGTTTGTTGAACAATATAATCATTAATTTCACGGTAATCAATTACGTTTCCTTGAGTTATATGCAAGATTTCTGACTTTTTAGCCAAGTAAAAAATATCTTGGTAATGTTTTGGTATTAAAGCCAAACCGTCTTCGGGCAAAAAGAATTTCCATTCAGCCTCAAAATCATCATCTGCATATCTTTTAAGGGTGCAAACCGCATTTAAATCTCGTGTTGCCGCCAAATCAAAACCAACAAATACAGCCTCAGGTTCACGCACTTCAATAATTTTGGTTTTATTGTCATCCCAAAAAGCCCTGTCTACCCATGCTGAATTGGCGGAAACATAGATATTTAATGTTTTGCAAAGAAACTCATTAAGTGCGGCTGGCTTGTGTTTAGCTTCTTCTGCCCTGCTTGCAATGGCTTCTTCAAATACGCTTATGCCGTGCATAGGATTGGCTTTCGCCCAAGTCTTAGGTTCACGCCAGTCATCTTGTGGGTCTAGTCCATACAGCAATCCAAACCATCTTGGGTTATCAGGCTGGTTACCTTGCAGTATGTTTTCCATCATAGTTAAATCTTCGTAGAATTTTGTCTCTTTGGTAAAACTAGCCGTAGTGATGTAAATTCGCAACGGGTTTTGACGGGCAACCATACCCGAATGCAATACCTCAATAGCGTTACGGTCTGTAATTTGTGCCGCCTCATCAATAATACAACAACTAGGGTTTTTACCGTCTCCTGTCTTTTTTGTATCTCTGCTTAAAGCCTTAAACATACTTTGACTATCGCCAGCTTTACTAATTTGATATTTACTCAAATTAAACAAGCTATACAAATCACTAGGCATATTTTCAATAAAACCCCTTGCGGCATCAAAAACAATAGAGGCTTGTTCTCTACTGGTTGCCAGCGTAAACACCTCTGCGCCAGCTTCACCACACAATAACTCGTATAGTCCAATAACGGCTGTCAGGGTTGATTTACCAGCTTTACGGGGAATAAAAACAATAACGTCTGTCACCATTCTTTTTGTATGATCTTTTTTGCCTCGAAAACCATAAATAGCGCATATTAATAATATTTGGAACGGTTCTAATTCTATTGGTTGACCAGCTTGATGCCCTTTGGTATGTTTTAGACTTTCAGCAAAACTTAATACGTGCGCAGGATAATCGGGGTCAAAAACATATTCCCAATCTTTATTTTCTATATGGTCTAAAAAGCGTTGACACGCCAGCCGAACATTTCGACATACGTTAATTTCCCCTCTTGCTACTTGATGCGCATATAAAACGCCATCTTCCCAATTCACGCTTTAGGACCTCGCAAGAATTTTGATACAGGACTGTCTTCCTCAGTTTTACCGCTATTTAATCTGCCCCTTGGCGTAAGACCAAGTTCGTTCATAAGCTGTATTATTGTTTTTAGTGTATTTTGGCGTATGGTTAAAAACGGGTTAGGACCAACTGTTTTCCCATTATTAAACCTAGTAATAATTCCAGTTTTTGCCAAACTATTTTTACATTCAATATAAGTATCAATTTGTTCAGCTAAAAATGCCAGCGTATGTTTGTCTTGGTCGTTGCCAATTCCATACACTTTATACAAAAACTCAGAAGTTTCGTTAATAAATTTATTTCTGTCCCACGACTCTGTATTGTCCAACCAATCAGCTTTCGGAATTCTTGATTTAATAGCATCAGGCAATACTGCCCCTTGGTTCACACCTTTTGAACCTTTGATAATGTGTAATTCGGGCGGTAATTTGTTCATGGTTTAATGATACACCTTTTTAAGCAAAGTTATACACAGGGTTTTTGCTAATACCCCCCTTAGTCAACTCAATTTACAAAAATCAAGGCTCGGCTTGTTCGGGCTGGGTCTTGAAAATGTTTAAGTTTCTAAAACTTTTGTGTCGTTTTTGATGTTGAATGTGGGTAAGTCTAATAACTTGCATGAAAGTTAAAAGAATTGTTAATAAGTTGGTCATAGTCCTTTAATCCATAGTATTTGACCTCTGTGTGGGTATAGTGTTCATATATACCCTCTCTTTCTTTGGCTGTCTTGTGGCTGTGGTGCTGTGGGCATAGGCTTTGGAATATGTTGTTATAGAACGCCCCTCTGCCTATGTGTGTCCATCTAAACACATGGTCAACGTGTTCGGCTTCTTTAACTTGACCATCAAGTAGGCAGGCTTGGCACAATGGTTGTTGACTTAATTGCGCTGTTCTCATTAGTCTCCAAGCATTTGTTTGATAGATGCTTTGTGTCTCTAATCTTTGGGCTGTGGGCTTACCCCCATGTTCAGCACAGTAAACGCTTGTTGTCGTTCTATTGTTTTTACACGCTAACTCTTGACACTTAGTAGCTTTTGGTATGTTAGGCATCGTCTCTAGCCCGTGCTATCTCATCTCTGTCTACATGGAAAGATTCAGCACAATGTGGGCAAGTGACTTCAACATAGGCACTTTGTCTAGCCTCGCTGTTATTAGTAAAGGTCGCTTCTAGCTTGGCTTGAACCTTTCCTATGGCTTCTTGTGTAGGATTGTGAAATGTCTCACCCCCTCCAGCACTCATCTTTAGCATATCTTCTAGGCTAACCTTGGGAAAATAAATATCCAAATCTTTTATTCCTTCTATCTCTCTTAATTCAGGAATCAATTTATCCATATCCCATATCGACAATTCGCTTGTTTTGTTATCAGCTATTCGGTAAGCTTTGGCATCTTGAGCCGATAAATCAGCCTTAATAACACATGGAATCTTTTTAATTCCCAACTCTTGTAACGCTTTATATCTAGTATGCCCAGCAATAATTACATTATCTGCATCAAGAATAATAGGCTGATTAAACCCAAACGTCTCAATTGACTGTTTAACTGCGGCAATAGCACCGTCATTTTGTCTAGGATTGCGCCAGTATGGCTTAATGTCAGTAATGTTAAGTGTTACTATTTTCATTTGTTTGCCCTTTCAGATATTCGTTTTTAAGTTGAATTTGTCGTTTTGTTTCCCATGACCGTCTATATTCCACGTTTTCAAATAGCTTGCTAAAGCCTGTAACGTGTTTAAGCCGCACTAATTCGTCAGGCTCTACCCCTAACTCTGCGCAAATAGCCTCATCAGTCCAGCCATTTTCTAACATCTGAAAGACCATGTTAGCCATGCCCGAAACGCTGTGTTTGCCTCTAGCCCGATTATGTCGAACGGTTGAAGCCATACGGTCATTAATTGATTTTTCAATTACAACTACGGGTAACAAGCCATTGTTAGCATCGTAAAGGTCTTTATTTAAGCGCATAGTGCTATATCGGTGAAACCCGTCAACAATAACATATTCATCTTTTTTATCGTCATATACAGTAACTACGGGCTGTGTATAGCCGTCATGCTGAATAGACACATAAAGCAACCTCATTTCGTTTTTTGCCACGCTGTTGGGGTTGTAATCGTTTGCGTGTACCTTTTCAATTGGTATCCAACGAACATAATTGACTGGTTGAGCCTTTTGGGGACTTATGTCATGCAAAAAAGCTTTAATGTCTTCAATTACCAATATTTTCCCTTTGGTATCAGGAATTTGGTCAATCAGTTGTTGTATTAGTTGTTTTACGTTCATTTTTACGCCTTTGCCATTCTTTTTTTAATGTAATATTTTCGGGTCTACGCTCAAAATTGCCCAATTTAACGTGTTCCCAATCATTTGTAAGGATTGCGTTAATATGCTCTTTATACATTTTTTCTTGATAAACGTGTCCAAACATATCATCATGCCTAGCAAATATTTTTTGAAAACCAATTTTCCAATCAATATTGTCAATCAGTTTGTCCAACAAATAATCCCTATATTCACGCCAATCCGCAAACATAAAAGGTAATGTTTTAGGAAAATAATCGGCTTTACCCATTTTTCCAGCCATGTCTATTCCCGCAATTCTTTGTGTTAGCCGTTGGTAAGTATCGCCCTCAATTTCTTGCATATAAAACAACGTGCCAACTGCTGTTTCATGATGAACATTGGAAACACGCATATTTTGGATAGCCACACCATGATTGTATTGAGCATCGTATATTTTGTTGTAGTACCAATTGTTATCTAAAATAGCTTTCCAAACGTCAACGTAAGACCAATCATATATTGGATAAAACGTGTAATGTTGCTCTTTTTTCTCTAGCTTTGTTCCCCATGTAACGTGTTTATAGGTCAAATTATAAGTTAAAGCCATTGCACGTGTTGGACTTTCCTCTGTCCTCATTCCTGCTATATAACAAGTTTTTACTCCTGCAAAGTCTTTTTTTATAATAGCTGAAAATAACTCACCAAATCGTTCTGTACCGTAAACATTTTCATGGATACTGTATGACTCTTGGGGTCGCATCCATCGGTATTCATCTTTTTTATCCCAGCACATTAGCCAATGTTCCGTTGTGCTTGTAGCGTTAAACAATCTAATAGGCATTTGAAACCATAATGGCTCAACTTCGGGGTTTTCCATTATTAACCGAATGGTATCAATTGTTGCTTGCCATTCTGCTTCTTGATCTACAAAAAGGCATTTAAGCGGCAAACGATTGCGTTCACGGGCTATTTGTAAAGCAAGTTGATAAACAACTGTACTATCTTTTCCGCCACTAACTCCTACAACTACATTGGGAAATTCATCAAATAGCCAATTAATACGGTCTAATGCCGCATCATATACATTTTTTTTGCCATATATTTTCATAAATTAATTTGTACTTTAGTCCAATCTTTATATTGCTTTGTAATTACAGCACCTTTTTTAAGGTAAAGAGGCAAAGATTCTTTTGAACAATTGGCTTCAATAATTGCAATATGTGCTTGTTTTACTTGGGATACGCTAAAATTAAATAAATCGGCAAAAACGCCTTGTCTACGATATTTTAATGGCACAAAATGATTTTTAAATACCGCCTTGTGTTTATACCAAAGAATTCCTGTAAAACCTTTTAATTCTTTTTCATAATAATAACCCCAATAATGCGTTTTTTGACAAAAATGTAATCCCAATTTGATTGCATCAATTTTATATTGTTCAATCGCATTAGCGGTAATTGAAATAATCATATTGGGTCAATAAAAGTTTTACTTTGCCGCTTGGAACTACGACGCAAATCAATAGCACTTTTACCTATACGATGCTCAACCAAACTGGGAATATGTATCCAATAAGGCTTTTTTATACTTTTTAACCAATCATTTACCATCAAATCTGTGCCTGTTGGATGTTTTTTAATATTTGCCCATACACTTTTAAACTCAAAAACTTGTTTTGAACAATTTGCTGGCAAGTAAAAACATTGATTCATTATAAAATTACGGTCATAACGGCTTCCAATATCAATGTCGGCTTGTCTCATTGAAAAAAATTGAATTACCTCATCGGGTCTTTTTTCAATAATTGAATTAATTTTACTAACAAAATTTTGCGTTAAAAAAACATCTTCTTCCATGTGTACGCAAGCGTCATTACCAGCTATTTCCATTGCTCGAATAAAAGTATCCATAGCATCTCGTTTTTGGTCAAAACACCATTCAGCTTGCGGCAAATGTATGCGCAAATAATCTATGCAATCAATACGTTCTTGCACGGCTCTAACAATAAATCTCATTTAATTTCTGCCCTGTTAATAATTTTTGTTATTTCAAGGCTGTTTCCCATAGTCCAATACGACCATTTGTCCACGTCTAAATAAATGTATGTTTGTCTAAAAAACTTTCGAGGTATGCCATACGTTCTCATAAATTTAACCGCTTCAACAAATTCATCATCTGAACGACAATGCTCTCGAACCACATAATAATGCGGGTTTTTTGGCATCGACTTGGCAAATCTCCAGTCGTGCGAAGCTATAAAATCTTCAAATTCTTGTAATGTCATGTAATGTTTCTTTTAAGCTAAAAACCGCAATTTGTATAAAGTTGAATCAATTAATTGGGCAATTTCATCGGTTATGTTTTGCAATTCCGAATCTTGTGGAAAATTATTATCTTGACGCAATCTTTTAACTTCGTCATTAAGATAGGTTAAATACTCTACGGGCAATGTTGGCAATTTAAAATCATCGGTATATTTAGTTAATAACCCATATTTCCCTTGAAACGCCTCTACAAAATTATCTACAAGGTCTCCAATTTCCGTATAAAACGTCTCTAGTGCTTTGTGTTGACTATAACTTTTTGTAGACAAATGCAATATATGTACGTTAGTAACACTGTGCAATAAACACATTACAAATTGCATAACTGGGTCATCTTGCGTTGCTTCTACGCTGGCAGTAAATTTAACCATGCTTACCCCCTTTCGGACATTATAAGTTGTTTTATGGTTTCGTTCAAGACCGACATTTCATCTTTTTTTAAAACATTCCAAATACGCTTTTGCCCATGAATGCCGTTAAAACCGCCTTGGTGACAATCTTTGCATAACGGGATACACAAGTATTGTTTATGCTGAATAACGTGGTGCGCATCGCTTGGTGCGCTTGCCTCACACACGCCACACGGCATTTCTTTAATCTTTGCTAGATGTTTGCGTTCCAAGGTGCTGATTTTGTTTAGCATTTTCTTCCAAACTTGTTGCCAATAATTTTCTGAGCCATTTTGCTTTTCCTAATCTTTTGTATTCGTCTCTTAAAGCAGGAGTTAACCTAATTGCTACTGTACATTGAATTCCAGTTATTTCTGATTTTGGTCTTCCGCTATTTGGTGTTCTCATTCGTGCGCCCTGTCTATCATTCGATTGTTGGCTGATTCTGTGCGCCAAATCTCAACCCGTAACCTTGCCGCTTCCATTAGCCATTTTAAAGTTTCTTCAATTTCTATGGCATGACCTAATGATTCAATTAGTTCAATATATTGCGCATTTGAATAAGCCTCACGTTCTTGAGCATTGGCGGCATCAACTCCCCTGACCAAAGCATCTTTCATTAAAAGAGCTTTTTTTGATTTTCTAAATTCTTCTAAATATACCCTTTCGCCTTTAGCTTTGGCAAATTTACCAGCATTATCACGAATAAAATCTACCGCTTTGTGGTGTGCGTTTGTCATGTCTTGTCTTTCAAAATATTAATTGCGTCGTCAACAGAATAGACAATGTTTGCTTTACCGTTCCATTCCCTGTGCCATGTTATTTGGTCTTTTGTTAATTGCTTGCGTGATTCGGTTTTTCTGCCATCCTTAACTTCCATTAAGTAATTACGTTTCTGAAAACCAACCAACAAATCAGGACAACCTTTTCCAACTGCGGCAAGGGACTGCACGGTAGCCCCTAAAGTTCGTAAAGCCATAACAATTTGTAAGTGATTAGCGTCTACTTTAGCGTATTTCATTTTTTATTGCTTTGATTAAATCCGCTTTGATACCCCGAAACAAATCCATTTTGTCCAATTCTATTGCTCGAAACCATGCGTATTCTTTTGCCCCTTTCATTTTCGCCATCCAAATCAAGTGGGAGAGTTGGCTCTGATATGTCTCCTGTGATGAAAAGCGCATGGGTGATTGTGTAAACGGAATAACATTCAATTCCTTCACGTTGTCTGTTGAGTATTCTTTGGGCTTGTTCATAATTCATAAAATTCTGTCATCGTCTTTATCGTCATACCACATAGATACAGTTTTCGGCTTTGTTGGCAAAATAGCTTTGGGAAAATAACGGTCAAATTCATCAACGGAACTATCCTTCTTTTTCTCCCATTGGTGTTTTGAACATTTAGGTCTGCCATCCAGCTTAACAGTCCAAACATCGTGACAATCCGCTACTGAACACATAAGACGGCTGGCTTCCTCAATTGGGTCTGCCTTGTCTTTATCCTCTACATATTTTTTAAATCCCATTTTATTTCCTTTCGTTATCGTATTGACCTTCAACCACTTTTAAAAAATTTGTTGGCATCATTAACCAATCAAAATTAGCCTTCCAAGACCGACCATGCCGATTTTGAGTCCGACCACACAAAAAGTCCGACCTCTGCACTTTTTGAAATATGCCCCGAAATATCTCTATCCCTTCATCTTTGTTTTTCAAATTGTCTTCTGAGTCCACATCTCGCCATCGAGAAACCAAGTGTTTTCGCCTTGTATCGTTCAACATAATGACTTTTGGCAAACTCTTACATTCTTCGTGATAAAGATTTACAACCTCATCAATTGGGCAATTTACACGCTTTGCGTCAATAACTGACTTGTCAGTTTTGACATGACTATCTGTAATTGGTTTATGGTTATTGGTTCTTGGTTCTTGGTTTATGGTTAGTTGAACATCTGTTGTACGTTCGTTCAACGACTGTTGAGCATTTGTTAAACGAGCGTTGCGCTGGCGTTCAGCCGATACCTTGCCAGCTTTAGATGCTTTTTCAGCTTTAGAGTGATATTCCTCAATTACGGTTTGGCATCTATCGTGATAATACCCGTCATCATGCCGTTCAAACATATCGGATAAAACGATTAAAACGACCTCAGACGGGCATCTAATTCGCCTCGCCACCCAGTCTATATCTAAACTAATTTTCGCCTCTGTGTCGTAATACATATCAATCAAACGCCTATATGCTAGGTCTTCATCATTTGATAAGTGGACTGTTGCAGACCGATAATCTGCGATATTAAACTGATAATAATACATACAATAACCTCACGTTCTCGGTTGCCGTTACTTAAAGAAACTAAGGCAGGGCGGTAACGAATCGCCTTTTCCTCCGCTAAGAGTAGCCTAGTCTCAAAATCATATCACGCAGTAATAGCCTTCTTCAATCATGTCTTACTCCTTAATACCGTGGGCGGCTTCGATTGCTCTGGCGAATTGCAGATATGGACTCCTCACATCCGTAATATCAGCGACCATGCTGTATATCTGCCCATCCGTCAGCGGCTTACGCTGTGGTGGGTGGGTGTA